CCCGATTGGTGGGTGTGATTGGTAATGCCGTTAAAATTGTTACGGGTTTATACAAATCTTTTATTGCATTTGAAATAATCCAAGCCGTATTAAGCGGTGTTGCGCAGGGAATCAACCAACTCAGCAGTGACACTGAAGATTCTGTTAACGGCATGCGAATGCTTTCAGACGTAGCATGGCTTGTATCCGAAGCATTCGGGCTTATCAGTGAAACTGTTGCGGCTATGGCTAAAGGCATCACTGAGTTGGTGGCAAATTTGACCGTTGTAATAGGTAGTTTCTTTGGGGAGGTTAAAAAGGAATCGAAATCAGCATCGGAAAAAACCGAGAATGGTTGGACCTCCGCGGTTCGATATATTACCCGACTAATGGATGCTTTAACCGTTACGTTTAAAACAACCTTCCTTTATTTGGGTGGACTGGCGGATTACGTCGTCAAGAAGATTAAGGGTATTGAAGCATCTCTTCCCGATGCCGATAAAATAGCGATGGAGGTTAGCCTTGAGGTTAATGAGAACGGAGTGGAATCCCGTTTGAATAAACGACTTGAGGAGATGAAGAAAAAGGTCTCTGAGGTTGAGGATGAGAGTGCGTCAAAGACAAAATTAAGCGAAGCGGATGATACTGTTAAGAGGGCTGCGGACGATGCCGCTAAGAAAGCAGAGCAGGCTAAAGAGCTTGACGAGAAGGTCAACAAAGCTCGTGAGAAGGCTGAGCAAGCCCGTCAACGCGCGGAAGAAGCTGCCCTGAAGCGTCTTGAGAAAGAATTGTCTTACGAGAAGATGATTCAAAAGCTCATCGACTATCGAGAAGGTCGTCTGAAAAATGACCCGTTGAAAGGCTATAACACATTAGCCGATTGGTACCTTGGCGAACGAGCAAAGGTTAAGTCACAGTACGCAGCGAATGACTCTTATGCGGGCTATTCGTCTGGTGGTTCAAACGGCACCAGTAGTTATGCTGTTGATAAACGTGCTGCTGCTGCTGCCGATTTGGCGACCAAACGAGCCGCTGCCACGTTTACGGGTCAATGTGCCACATATGTAAAAAACGCCCTTGCCGCGGTTGACTCCAAGGTGGCTCCGTATATCAAAGGCAATGGTAACGTTACGGCTCAGAATTTGCTCAAGTATGGCAGCGGTTGGCAGCAAGTCCAATATACCAAGGATTACACTCCTCGGAAGGGTGATGTTGTTAGCTGGGGCGCTGTTGCAGGTCATAAATACGGGCATACCGCGATTTATAACGGCAACGAATGGGTGTCTGATACCCGCCAAGGTAAATACGGTGTTGATTCCAAAACAGGTGCTTCATCCAGAGCATATCTGAATGAGATGGCTCGTAATCCAAATTACAAGCCCACTATTGTTCGTTTGAACGGTGGTGATTCTGTAACCATTACAGGTTCGCAAGGGGTGACGAAACATAACCCAGCGGACAGCAAGGTTCTGGATTACTACAAACAGCAGCAAGCTCGTTGGGAAAATGACAAGCAAACTACGAAATTAACTCGTGACGACGATGCTGCGCTCGATAAAGCCGAAGAGTTGATAGAAAAGGTATCTGAAAGCGCGCAGGACGCCATAAAAGAGTTGTATAAGGCAATGGGTGTCAATGGTGTTGACGGGCTGATTAATCGCGACCCCAAAACACTCTCCGTTGATTTGTCAGGTGCTTCGTTGACAGAAATTGTTGATGGTTTCAAAAACATCATCCAGCCTGAAACGGACAACCAAGTCAAACAGATGTTGGAAGTGCTGACGTTGGAATACGCACAGCGTAAAGGCGTTAGCCGTAATGAAGCCTTCGCATGGTCTAAGCAATTGGAACCTCAACTGGCGAAATACGCTGAATTGCAGGCACAAAAAGCCCTCAATGAACAAGTTGAGTCTTTCCTAGGCGCACTGGAAGACCAGCGTGAAAAAATTGAGAATGAGCGTTCTGAGTCTGCTGAATACCTTGGTAGCGCTGTGGCGCGCAGTGCAATAAGCATTGATGATGCTCAGAAGAAAATGGCGGATGCGACGCTTAAATACGTTGAGCGTATGTCAGATGCCATTAAAAAGCTGGACGACATTATCAACAGCGAAGCTTTCGGTAAATTGTCGCCTGAACAACAAACTGCAATCCTGAATCAGCGCGAGCGTCTGGTTAGTAGTCAAAGCAATCCAGCTAGTAATCCAAGAGCCGCCGCAGCAAACGCCGCAGTCGATGCCACAACCCAACGCTTGGATGGATTACTACAAAGAAAACGTCAGTTTGAAGAATTGCAGGAAGCATTAGTTCGAAGTGGTCAGCAATCTGTGAGTCAGATGGAACAGGCGGTTCAATCTTATCTTGAGAATATCAATCCTCAGATGAGAGAAGCTGTTGAAAATGCTCAGAAAATCATGGCAGCGTTTGGCGACTCTGCATCGTATGAAAATCTGACAAATCTTGTGAGCCGTTTGGGTGATATGCGGGCTGAGACAGGTCGGACTAAAAACGATGTCGAAGTCATGAAAGCAACCTACGACCAATTGGTTGATGGTGGAATGACTGCGTTCGACAGTCTGGCGCAAGGCATTGCTGGTGTTGCCACTGGCGCGATGTCTGCTAAAGAAGCGTTTGCTAATTTAGGCATGGCTGTTGCCCAATGGGCTGCACAGGCGTTACGCGAGATAGCCAAGGTTATTCTGAAACAGATGATTAGCTTGGCGATTCAGAAAGCCTTACAATCATATTTTGGTGGCGGTGCTGACGTACAAATGCCAAGTAGTGTAGACGCTGGTCAGTTCGGAGCATTATTCCACACAGGAGGTATTGTTGGAGGCGGTAAAACGGCAGGTAAGAAGGTCAATCCGCTTGTTTTCACAGGGGCTGTGCGATATCATAGTGGTGGTATTGCAGGTCTTGCTCCAAATGAAGTTCCCGCTGTTTTACAAAAAGGCGAGGAAGTTCTGACCAAAAACGACCCGCGTCATCGCAACAATCAGAGCGGTAACGCGGGTTCGGAACCTCTGACAATCATCAACACTTTTGACCCGATGGATACTTTGCAAAAAGCACTTGCCTCATCGAAAGGTCGGAAGATTTTGGTGCAGGCAGTTGGTCGAGAACAGAAAGTTATCAAACGTATCGCTGGAAATTAAAGGAAAGCAAATGGCTGTTGAAAAAGGAACAGCCTCCAATGCAGGGGATTTGTTGTTGAAACTCGAAAAGTTTCTGACAACAAATCCCGAATTGGTGAGAACCAATCAAGCATGGGAGGTTATGAAGGATAATACGGTTGAACCGTATTCTCAAAATTACAATATGTCGGCTACGGATAGCTGGCAATTACATCGTACTTTTGTGGGCAAGGGTTTGGACGGTCAAGACCGAATATATGTGCCAGTGGCGTTATACGTCGATGCTAGATACACCTATTTCTCACTGGTAGCATGGCTCGCCAGAAATTACGACAAAAACAAATCAGTTGAAGCGCAATTTCTGGCAAACAATATGGTTGTTGGTAGGTGCGCAATTAGTTTATGGGCTAATAGTATGCCGTACTGGTTTATTGCAAACGGCAGACGGTTTATTGTCATTGCTAAGGTTGCTAATAGGTATATGTCTATGTATTGCGGATTCTTTTTACCGCTTGCAACAGACACCGAATACACATACCCGTTATATGTTGGTGGTGCGCACAACGAGCCAAAAAGAGAGTATCAGCATCAAACCAATGAAATCAACGGAGCTTTCTGGAAACCAACATCTGAAATAAATTCGTCTAGTGTGAGCGGTTCATGTAGTCTTATTCGCCCTTCTGGGGAGATAATTTATCTAAATACAAACGACATGAACAGGTATATTGTCAATAATAGCTTCTCTGGATGTTTGTATCCGTATAACTGGAATTTTAAATTTGGTAAAACAACAGATGGTCAGTATGTCCTGATGCCGATTGAGATATTTGAGCAAGCACCCGCCATTCAAACGTTGGGATGGTTGGACGGCGTAATGTATGTTTCTGGTTATGAGAACTCACCAGAAAGAGAGCTTATTGTTGACGGAAAAAGGTATCTGTGTTTCCCGTCGATGGTGCGAAGTGGTTATAATGATTACGCAGCAATATTAATGGAGTGAATTACATGTCGTATATAAAAGTATCCGAAAGAATAACAACACCTCAGAGATTGGCAGAAGTTGTTAAGACTTATCTTGCTGCAAGTGGTTTATTTAGTGAACATCAAACATTTACAAACACCCATTTTTCACTTAAACATAAAAATGGGAAATATTTTGTTTTCATATTTGAACCCGACCAAGTGTTGTGCTTCATTAGTGCCTCTGTACCAAGTTCATCTACTAAGACTGGGGAGAATGGTGTATTGACTTGCATGCGTCAGCTTACATACCCTTTCTATAACTTATATTTGACAACAACTAAAACTTTTGTTGCCATTTCTGCAGAAATCAGAAACGCTGTATTCAGACATTTGCTGATTGGGCGTTTTGAATCTTTCACCGACAGACTTGATGGTGAATTTGTATATGGAACAAACTCCATATATCAGAACCTTGGCGAAAAAAATCAAAAACTAATAGATTCAATATTTACTGCTGCTGCATATAAGAAATTGCGCGGGTTTTATGAGGGGTTTGGTGTAGTTGGGATTACTTATCCAAGCGCCTCATATAAGTATAAAAATCATGTCGCATTCAATGCTTCTTTAGTTGAAGGCACTTGTGGTTTTCAAACTACAGATAAAGAGCTACTGTTTTCATTACCACCAATCAATGTTATATCTGGCTCGATGCCTTTTAACGGTAGAAGCCCGATGAATACACATGTACTATTTTACGCACAACGAGCTACCGAGAAAGCCTTTAGCTCACCCATGTTTTATTGCAACGAATTAGCCACAATTGCGGTAGACAATCTTCAACCAGCGGACATTGTATTGGACGATTGGATTGTATTCCCTGTCATAAGCAAATTGGAAAATCTACCAAAAACTGAGGTTGGTTCGTCAAATATAGGCGTTGCGTTCAAGTTTAAATAAATGAGGATTTAAGCATGGCTTATTTAATAAGTAATCCTATTATCGTCGCAAACCCTTTGCGTAGACCAAAGGGTTTGTATCGTTTGTATGGTATGCTAGATACCCACCAGCGCAATTTTGGTAGACCCATTCCGCAAAGAGTGCTTATGCAAAAGGCTCGTATTGGGGAATCAAATTTACCAATACAGGTCTATCAAGAAACTCAAGAATCAAGAATCAACGAATCCTCCTTTGGAGTATTTTATCGAAGGCTGCTTACTTCTGGAGTCAATTTATCATTGGGATTTGTTACGTCGGATAAATTAATTGATTTTAAAATATTCAATGCGTATTTTGATTATAAAAAGCTACAACGTATTGAGTTGGAAAATTTATCGGGAATCAACGTTTATTCTGAAAATAACTCAACTGATATCGTAATAGCACCATTGCGAACTAGTATTTTAAAAATTAATGTTTCCAGCAAAGGCTCGACTAAAATAGATGGTGTAATGCGTTTAATTTTTGAGGGTATTCCTCCAATAGAAATACACGTAACAGGTTCCCGTGTTTTACTTTGGAATATCCCACCTAATTGGAATAGCCCTATGAGAGAAACATACGCATATCGGACGGACGTGATTACTTCATACAACAAGAAGGAACAGCGTAGAAGTCTAATTACCCAACCTCGAAGGAGCATGGGGTTCGATGCGGCTATTCAAAACGAGCTACTCATGTCTTTGAGGAATACTCTGTACGGGTGGCATAACAAAGCCTACTTGATGCCTTTGTGGTGGCAAGGATTCTCCCTAGCAGAAAATGCGGCTGCTGGTGTGTCAACTGTTAATGTATCCTCATTACAAGGAATAGACTCTCTGCAAGAATTCACACAATTGGTGATTTGGAGAAATCCATTTGATACGGAATTGGTTACAATCCGTTCTATATCGGGGAACACGATAACTCTGCTTACTCCGCTTGAAAACGACTACGGGAAAAATACACAGATATATCCAGTCGTGGACATGATGATAAATGAGAATTTATCAATTCAAAACCTAACATCGCAAACCTCTACCGCAGAGATAGCCGCTGCAATGGTTAATGACTCTGCAAAAATAAAACAACTGACGGATGACCGCCCAAATACGTCCTTCTATAATGGTGTGGAAGTATTAACTGTTCGCCCAAATTGGAAAAATGCCACTGAGGATTCATTTCAATCGGACATCGAAATTGTTGATTATAACTATGGTAGCGTTGAGTATTTTAATGGAACGACTCCGACTTTAATGACCAAAACTGCGACTTTTACGTCAAAAAATAGACTTACTACTGCATGGTGGCGAAGGTTTATTCATAGGCAACGGGGTCAGTTGAAATCATTTTTTGTCCCAACCAATACAAAAGACTTGGTTCTTGCGAAAGACGGAAACAATGGGGCGAAGGAATTTCTGATGAGAGACCTTTATTTGTCCAGTATTGTAAATAACTCAAAAGAGCGTAAAATACTGGGAATTCGAATATATGGTAAAGACTATTTCTTTACCATTGAGAATATTGAGATTTTGGACGGTTTGGCAAGGGTTGTTGTAAAGGAAGAAATACCTATCTTCATGCCCAAACAGGATGTGACTTTTATCAATTTCCTACAACGAATGCGTTTTGCATCTGATGAAATTGAGATTGAACATATTACGTCTGAAGTCGCCCAATTAACACTTAAATTCAAACAAGTCAAGGAATTGAAATGACAGGACAGACCTATCACGACTATGAAACCTCTTACGAAGACGGGTCGCCGATAGAGTTGTATGAATTCGCATTCGGAGGAGGCGTGTGGACATTCTGCACAGATACCTCCGATGTTGAATTTAACGCGACAATATACCGCAGCGTTCCGATTAAGCGCGGGGAGGTTGAGGATACGGGCGACACCACCAAATCGAATATTGAGATTAGGGTCGCGCGCAATACTTCACTAGGAGATGTATTCAAAGTGACTCCTCCGAGCGAGCCAGTGACAGTGACCGTCAAACAGTATCATGTGGGATTAGGATTTGTAGCTCCTGAGTTAATGGTTGCTACCATCTGGAAAGGGCGCGTGACCAACGTCGCTTGGGAAGGCAACGAGCTTGTTCTGGTATGTGAAAGCGTATTCTCGTCACTGATGCGCATCGGTGTCACTCGTAAGTTTAGCAGAGCTTGTTCTCACGCTCTGTATAGCGATAACTGCGGTGTTAACCGTCAAGAGTTCAGTGTAACGGCGGTGTGTGCTGGTGTCGTTGGAACGGTGCTGTCACTCGCAACAAACAAACCTGCGAACTGGTTCGCCAACGGATACGTCGAATATCGAAACGCTAAAACTAAGGTATTGGAGCGCCGAATGATTGCCGCCTCGACTGAAAACACCATCACACTGGTGAATCCTCCTATTGGTATTCAGGAAGGTACTACCGAAGTTACTGCGTTCGCAGGATGCGACCACAAGCATACAACATGCCAAGCCAAGTTCAATAATGTCCTCAATTACGGGGGTCAGCCTTTTATTCCAATCAAAAACCCTTTCAACCAATCAAACATTTACTAAGGATTCAAAATGCCATATCAATTCGTGTATGCGATTGTGATGCTCATTATTAGCTATGCAATCAGCTATTACTCTGCAAAACGAATGCAGAAATCTCAAGGAGCAACTCCTCAAAGTGCCGAAATCCCGACCGCTGAGGAAGGCGCCAATATCCCTGTCGTATTTGGTACGGTACTAATGAAAAACGCTCAGATATTGGACTATTTCGACCCGAAAACAACGGAGATTAAATCCTAATGACTATTCTCAGAATTGACGACATCACTGCGACCAATTCCTGCCATGACGGGGCGCGCATAATTGCAAAGGATTTGGGTATTGATTGGTGGGATTTCCTGCAAAATGGAATCGATATTGAGCGTATAAAACACATAGACGATGTCAATGTTCAGAATGCCATACAGATGGCGATAACTCGCGAAAAGGAAAATTCAAATGGGTAGTAAAGCAAAACCGCAAACGATAGGCTTCCATTACAAACTTGGTGTTGTAATGGCTTTGAGCCATTCCCCAGTAGACTATATATCCGAAATCATTATCGGCGAGAAAACCGTATGGAGCGGGTCGATTAAAGATGGCTCCTTCACAACTCACCAACCAGAGTTGTTTGGCGGTGATAAAAAGGAAGGTGGTGTTTCGGGGCAAATCACAGTCCTCTCAGGCGAACGCAATCAACAATTAAACAGATACGTTCAGATGTTCCGAGGCGAAACTTCCGCCCAACGCGGGCTTCTTACAGTTGTATTTGGTGCCACAGGGCAACCTCCTGCGAATGACATACGGTTCACCAACTGGGAGAAAAGCACCCTCAGCGACGCGACTTATAACGCACTGGTCAAAACAATGACCGCTCGATACCGTGACGGTAGTGCTGGGTATTTGGAACAGTCGGGTGCGATAACCAGAAAAGCCCCACTCATAGACGTATTGAATGTCATAAGTGGTCGCAGCAACGAGGAAATCCCTGACAATCTGCTCGATTTCTATTTAAAAGAACTGAGCGCGGGTAATCGAACAGGCTACGCATACACATCGGCTAACGATGACAAACGCTATTGGAACAACCCGAATTTGCAAAAAAATCAGTTAACCAAGTTGAAAGCGCAATATGGTTCAAATCGAGCAATCGCTCTCATATACACCAAATTCATAACAGTCGACAGCCCGTCACACATCTATGAGCACGGAAGTAAGGTATCTAATGGATACCATGCTGGTTTGTCCACAAAAGAAACATTTTTCAAAGACCATGTTCTGGATGTCCGCCAGCAGAACAATCCAGAATTCAGCATACCGTTTACATGGGGTACCTCACCATATCTGAAACCAGCTTGGTTCCGAGTACAATCGATTAATAATGGATGGACGCACGGCACATGGTACCCCGAGAAGGCAATCATTGACGGCGGCATGATTGACATTGAAGAGGGTGGGCAGAAGAAAAAGCTTCAAATTAACGATATGAATCCAGCCCACATCTTGTATAAGGTAATGACCAATAAAGACTGGGGGATGGGCTATAACCCTCATGATTTGGATGAGCCAAGTTTCAAGAAAGCAGCTGACACCCTATACAATGAGCGTTTCGGTATGTCATTATTGTGGGACGCAAGTAAGACCATTGAGGATTTCAATAGTGATATTCTAGATGCCATCGACGGGGTTATTCGGGTAAACGTGTTGAGTGGTAAATTCGAGTTGGTTTTGATTCGAGATGATTACAATATCGACGATTTACCAGTTCTCGACGAGGATTCCGTGGTAGAGATAAAACGCTTCGAACGGGCCGCGTGGGGTGATAGTGCTAATGAAATTGTACTCACCTATAAAGACCGCATGGAGAAGGACGTTGTTCTCACCAAGCAGAATTTAGCAGCCATCGAAATTCAACGTGGCGTCATATCTTCGGCCCAAACATATAAAGGCATACATACTCCGCATATCGCTGAAATGATTGCCTCTAGGGAACTGAAATTAATGAGTTCCTCAGTCGCCAAGGTGTCTTTAAAGGTCAACCGCCTCCACTATCTGTTGCAGAACGGAGATGTTTTCGTTTTATCGTGGGAAGAGCTAGGCATTAAACGAATGGTTTGTCGAGTGGCTTCAATTGTAAAAGGCGAGTTTGATGATGGCACAATTGACATTGAAGCCGTTGAGGATATCTTTGGAGTTTCTTCGTCAATGTTTGCTGCCACAGAGGATGCTGAAGGTTATAAAGACCCACACGCGCCTTTAACTCCAGTTCCAGTTAAAGAGGGTCGCGTGGTGGAGGCATCCTATCACGATGTGCAAACTGCTGTTGAGCCTGCTAATCTTGAGGCTGTCACAAAACTCATAGACGAGGGTTCTACGTTCACAATGACTTTGGTTGATAAGCCGTCCCAAGCAACAGTTCGTTACGATTTATACTCGTCTAAAGCGGAGCAAGGATATGCGCTTGTTGCTTCAGATGTGTATTTCACACCAGTGTTCAAGCTGGCGCATAACGTCGGCATTGATTTTACTGAGTTCCAAATTGATGGTATTAAAAATCAGCCACCTGAAATCACCAGCGACATGTATTTATTGATTGGTAATGAATGTATGGGGATAGTCAGTATCAATTACGATGAAGGTAAGGTGATTGTCAGGCGTGGCATTTTAGACACTCTGCCTGAGTACCATTCATTTGGGGATATGGGCTATATCATATCTAGGGCAAGTAGTTCAGATACAAACTCGTATCCAGTAGGCGGCACATTGACGTATAAAGCCGTATCGGAAGGCATCAACTCAGTGACCTCAATAAACGATGCCATTGAGTTACCAGCTACTTTGGTAGGACGTGCCGCAAGACCAACTCCTGTAAATTCGGTATTTATCAACAATGCGACTTATCCCGAAACGATTGGCGTAAAAGATACAATTTCACTGCGATGGGCCAACCGAAACAGGAAAATGGTCACTACGTCAAACGTGTATTGGGGTTCGGCATCAATTGAAGCTGAGGAAGGGCAAACCGTAAATGTCCGCCTGAAAAACCCAGAAACAGGCGATTTATTGTTTGAGAAGAAGGGTATAACTGATACCACAATCGACATAACACCTACCGCTGCCGAGGGTTGGTCAAAATACGTTCAGATTGAAATTGAGACTGAGCGCAATAAGCTGACTTCATGGCGAGACTTCAAATGGGTTGTTTCAACCACGTCAGTCTGACAACGACTGGAACAAAGCATCTAACCTGTGATATCATGATTCGGGTTAGATGTTTTTTTTCATTAAGGAACAAACAAATGAAATCGATAAAACAATGGATAGTCGTCCATTTCGCAACCGAGATAAAGGTATTCACAATACTCATTATGCTCGCTACGGCAGGGATTATGTTGTATGACCGACACATCAACGATACAGTCATGCCGAATTTTTACCAAGTGAGCAAGCTCGACTGGTGGTTCTGGTTCTGGGCTAATGTTTCTGGTGTTGTAATAAATATCGCCCTGTTAATAAATACAAGCTGTATTAAATGCAGATTGCTTAGCGATTTAATGTTACAATTATCAGGGTTCTTGATTTTACTGATGGGTTGGGCATTTCTCGCAGTGTATCCACCATTAAACGGGTTCATGATTGCCTACCCTATTTGGGGTATCCTGATAATTGTTGCAGGTCGTCATATGGGGAAACGTAATCGCGAATTGCATCAATTATTGGGATAACATAAAAAATGTGGAACGACATACTCAACTTAAATACAATAGTAGGCATGACGGCAGCAGTATTTGCTGTACTTTTAGGGGTATCAATAAGAGAAGTCGGGTATCGAGTTTATGTCTTGGTGCTTATTACAGCGGCGTTGAGCACTGCTGCTGTAATTGAGACTTGGATGACAAACAGCACGGTCATGAAATCCGCAACTGTTGGTTGGGTCATCGGCTATATCGCTGATGACGTATTGCTGACGATAAATGCCTTGTTACCCGATTTCATTAAAGATTTGGTTGATACTATTACCAATGGCATTAGACGCAAACTAAACAAATGGTTTGGTGTTGACGATTATGAAAAAGACGATTACAATTAGATATACCTAAATCAGGTGTATTTTCCTTTGTTTGAGTGGGTTAAACCCCTCCGATGTAAAAGTCGGAGGGGTTTATTTTATTTGCTGGCGGATGCGATTGCTTTTTCGATTTTCGGAGCAAACATGCTCGAAACTGTGCATTTGATACGCGGGCAATCTTTGCGGTCAACAACATCACCAGTTTGAGGGTTGATACCCTTACCACCTTTACGCATCTTCGCTTGCAGGCGGCAGATATCCCCAACCAATACGGTTTTACCAGTCAGCAGGGCTTCATCCAAGGTTTTGATGAAATTGTTGTATTGAGCAGTGGCTTCTGCCTTGCTCACATTACTGTTCTTCATCAACATAGCGATGAAGGCTTCTTTATTTACGTTCTTCATTTAGATTATCCTTAATTGTGTTATACACATTAACCAATGCGTCTTTCGACGCGGAGCATTCATTATACTTGGAAATGGTGTCAAATTGCCATAAATAATTGGTTTTTGCACTCAAATCAGCAATCTCTTCCAGTTTAGCACATGGCGCCGCCAAGTTACTTGGTAGAGGCGGCAGGCTTAGGTGTAATATAACGGCTTCGGATTTTGTCGTTGAGCAGGCCGATACCAGCAAGCTCATGGCAATTGCCATTAACATAAACACCTGTGCTGAGCAGTTTTGCGATTTCATTTCGCTGAATCCTTTCTTCGTTAATTGTTTGCACGATGTGTTCGTTGTGTTTATCAAACTCAACGCTGAGACGCCCTGAGACCTGCTCAGAGAGCTTTTTGGTATCGGACAATACCTTTGCATAGGCCGCGCTCTGACCGCGTGCATACGCATCATCTACGAGCCTTTCTACACGATAATGCTCGATAGCATACAACGCAATAGCGGAAACAGAGATAAGCACTGGTTTTGTGAACGGATGGTTCCAGAAATTAATCATCGCATTGCCTCCGCCAGTTTGACGTGATAGCGGTTCTTCTCATAACCAACGCCATTATACGCGCGGGCAAAAGAACGGCATTTTTCAGGGTCAGTCGAGAGCATGTTGTATGCAGGCAGAATCTTGGCAACGTTCAGGATGTATGAGACCAACAATTCATATTGCGCCATCTCACTACGACTACATGCGTGCAACATCTCAATCGGGTGGTTGTAGCCACATTGCGAGTAGTATTCACCCATGACCTGAAACTTGCCGATAGACACGCTCATCAACGCAGCCAGAGGCTCTTTGCCGATTGCCAGCGCGAGTTTCTCCCAGCTATCGTTAATACCGTTGCGGTTTGCATCCATAGTATAGTCACCTGTTGTTGGGTTGGCGAACCAAGCGACCACGCGATTGGCGGCTTTACGGACGTGTTTCCAGAACTTATGGCGCTCGTAGAGGATTTTCGGCAAACCACTGTCGAACCAACCGCTGCCCGCGCTTTCAACTTTGGCGATGGCCTTGATACGCTTGTCAGTCACATCACCGAGGCGACGAACCAATGAGTTCATTTCTTCTTCGGTAATCGCTTTCGCGTTACGGCAGGTCATTGCGGAGATAAACTCGGCACGGGAGGAGGTTCCCCACACACCATCGATTTCGAGATTGGTGCCGCAGTTTACGTTGAGCCATGCCTGAATCCATGCGACGTCCACATCACGAGCGTTCGCTCGCTGGGATTCGGTCAACAGCGGCGTTTTATAAGCATTCATATTGATTATCCTTTCATAAAAGAACCCTCAGTTTACCGCTAAACTGAGGGTTTATCAATTACAGACTGAATCCCGCTAAGTCTTCTGCGTCGACATTCGCGTCGATTTGGCCAATCAAGTAGGAAGAAATTTCAACCTCCTGCGGGGCAACTTGCACGTTGTCAGAAGACAGCCATGCGTTAATCCATGAAATTGGATTCTGTGTCGCATTTGGGAACAACATATCAAGCCCAATGGCGCGCATACGTTGATTGGTAATGAACTCGACGTAATTGTTCAGGATTTCTTTATTCAACCCAAGCATGGAACCGTCTTTGAACAGATAATCCGCCCATTCTTTTTCCTGAGCTGCCGTAGTTTCAAAGATTTTTACAATCTCTTCCTGATTCTCAACCCAGAGTTCAGCCATTTCAGGGTCGTCCTCACCCATCCGCCAGTAATTGATGATGGTTTGAGTGACGGTTAGGTGGCAGGCTTCGTCACGGGCAATAAGCTTGATAATCTTAGCGTTACCCTCCATTAACTCGCGTTCGGCAAAGGCGAAGGAACATGCGAAGGAAACATAGAAGCGGATGGCTTCCAGCACGTTGACGCACACCATGCACAGCAATAAACGGCGTTTGAGTTCCTTGCAATCATAATCCATACCCATAAGCATACGCATTGAGTATTGAATCAGGTCATCATAGTAATCACCAATAACCTTGGCGCGGCACATAATCGCTTCGTTGACCATAATGTCGTCGAGCACCGTTGACGGGTCAGGATACACATTGCGGATGATATGTGTATAGCTTCGAGAGTGAATGCCTTCAAAGAAAACCCATGAGTTGATAAACTCTTCAATTTCAGGCAACGAGGTCAGCGGTAGGAACGCCATCGAAGGACTTCGACCTTGAATTGAATCGAGAAGGGTTTGGTATTTCAGGTTACTGGTGAAGATGTGTTTCTCGGCATCACTGAGTTTACCAAAGTCGATACGGTCACGGCTCAAATCAATTTCATCGGGTCGCCAGAAGAACGAAATTTGTTTTTCATACATCTTGTCGAAAAACTCATACTTTTGCTTGTCATAACGTTGGACGTTGATGTTATTGCCCAGAAACATGGGTTCAATGGTTGCATCGTTTGCTACCTTCGGGAAAATAGAATATTGGTTATTGGAATTCACGGATAATACCTTTCTTTTTATCTTGGTTACGCTGTCTGCGTTTCATTGCCATGTTATACGCGCGTTGGCAATCATGACACCGATAAAGATATTGCGTACCGCTAGCGTAAGTATCATTTCGTCGGGAAGGAAAATGGTCGTTATCAAGCGGGTATTCAACGCCACAATTCTTACAGACGCGGAACTTAGTCATTGGAATACTCCTTCTTAACTACCGCGTTACCCTGTTCATCGAAAATGATATACGCCAGTTGCGCCTGTGGATTCTTGCGCTGGAGTTTGTTGCACTCACGACGAGCATTCTTTTCAATTTCAGACAAACCTTTGTGATTCGCCACGGGTGTTGTGTGCGTTTCAACATACGCATCCACGGTGCTGTCGTATTCCATAAAACAGATTTTGCGTTTCATAATAGTCTTTCGTTTACTGATTAATATGCGATTTTCGAAGTTTAGCGTTCAATTCTTTCATGGCCATGGCGTAAAGACGGGCTTTGTTATAGGTTTCAAACAGAAAGCCTTCTTGTTGCTTGCGCTGGAGGTTTGTTTTTGAACTACGCGTGCATTTAGCGGATACCGCTTTGATTTTACCATCCATTAATTCTGGCAGATAGTATGTGTCACCGACGGTAAGCTCTTCGTTATAGGGTAATGGAAACCAGACACCCTCAATCTGTAATTGAGTAGGCTTTTGTCGATAGAGCTTGTCAGTAGCCCATTCTGGGTTCTTTCGCAAAGTAACCCATTTATCAGCTTCTGAGTCATAGACTTCCCAATATTTCCACGGGCAATCGCTCGTAGCCGCGTCTTTTGCATATAACTCCATTAATTTGGCGTGAATATGTTTAGCCATTTGGATTTTCCTTTTGTTTATCAAGTAGTGTTAGAACGTAGGTGATTGCCTCATTGATGCGCTTACTTGCTTCCCAATCAAAGCGTTTAGCTGCGTCATGTAGTTCTGGGGCGAGGATATCAGGGATAATTGCCGAAAGGCCAACCGCGATATATTCTCCATCATAATCACTGTCTTTAGCCAACAAAGCAGTAACGGTAATTGATATAAAGTGTCCTTCCCTGTTAAAGTAGTACAGATAACCACTGTGGGAAAAATCAACATCATATTCGCTAAGCTGGTCAACTGCTAAACGCATACGTTCGATACGAAGCGCCATCTCGGCAATATAGTCCTCAGCGCTTTCTGCATCACAACATAGCAAGTTTTCAACGATAAATGCGGGAGTAGCACCCATTTCAAACAGCAGCATACGGAGGTTATCAACACCGCGTATAATCTCGTACAATCTGTTGTGTAACACTTCATCATCCTTTTCAATGATATTCATAATTTAATACTCCTTAAATACGTTATATTCCTTTGCTTCGACAACCTTTGTAGGCTTGTCGATATATCGCACCCGACCACCTCTTGTGTGAGTATAGCGATAGCCAAATACGAGAAGCTTAACTTTTCCAGATTTGGTATAACCAAGGTGATTGCAGTACATTAAGTAATGACTATTTGACTTTGAGTTAAAAGAATGCTTGCATCGCAATACATACTTTCCATCCCAATAATCTGGTTGTTCTTTACAGATAATCATCATCATCCCTCCTCTTTTGAAGCAAGCATAAATTTGAACACATAGCCGATGGCTGAAGTAACGCTATTGATGCCTTCGACATCCTCTTCTTCAATGTATTTGTCGAGAAGAGGTTTCAATAGCTTCGGTACAATTTCGTCAACGGTTAGCACGAAGGCTTCTCCGTTATATATTGAGTCATCACTGAACAATTCTCCAATTGTGCCCCACGAAACACCTTCATCTTCGCTGAAGAAATACACGGTTGCGCCATATGGTAGGTCGATGTTGTTATCGTACAAGCAGGTCAATGCTGAACGAACGCGTTTATAACGGTCTTGCCTATTGAGTACGTCTTCTTCAACATCATCAATTCTGCTTGTTCCCAAGACATCATGAATCAAAGTAGCAGGGGCTTTCATGCTCAACATTTTCTCAGTTAAGCATGACAACTCAATGTTGGCCTTGAGTATCATCTCGCACAGTTCTTCGTCGGTATATTTCATTTTGATTTCCTTCGTTTGTTGTTAGTAGGTGAGTGAATAATATCAACACTTATAAGTGTTGTCAAGAAATTAAAAAAGCACTTAGCTGTGTTTTACGGCTAAGTGCTTCATTTGTCGCAATATTAAATTATTGACGGATTTTCTTTTCAGTAACAACCACTGGCTCGCGCACAACAATGGTTTCTTTAACAATCACTTGTTGAGGGACGACCATAGCTTTCGGTTTTGCGCCGAAGAAATATGCGGCACTCAGACCCACGCCAATGTTCTTGCGGGTATCGGCAGACACACCGCCTTTGAAACCCCACTTACCATTTTCGGTGATATGTGACGCGCCGATGGCAACAGCCGCTTCGTTCTTGAACGTACCCGCGCCGACAGTGATTGCGCTTTGACCCGCTTCATAAGGCTGTATCATGGTACCAATTGCAATTGCACCCGCAATCCCCGCGTTGTGTTCGCGTCGATTTTTGCTGATATCGTTGCGAATAGCGTCGAAATTGCCTTCAATCAGTTTATTCAGTTCGCCGATTTGCTTACGCAGAGAATGGTCGTTTTGTTGCAATTCATGGATTGAGGAGTCTTGCGCTTCCATCCAAGTGGAGTATTGCTCCATCGAATGATTCAGATTGGTAATCTGCTCACTGTGTACGTTCAATGTTTCGCTGTTGAGAGCAATATTAGCGTCTTGTTCATCGTTACGAGCAATTCCTTCAGCAATGGCTGCTGAATTGGCGCTCACTTTAGACGCAACAGCATGTAGTTGTGAGCCATTCACCGCGTCTGTCGAGGCTGGAGTAATATTACCCGCTGCGACGTGTTGTAATTGGCGCTCAAACCCTTTTGAACCAATGGAGGCTGATGATGTCGGGCGATGCCCAGCGAACTTTCCGTATGTGACACCATCAATGGAAGATTCACTAACGCCGTTGAAGTCCTTCGTCGTTGAGGCGAAACCGAGCGCAACACTGCCATAATGTCCCGCCTTGGCGTTAGTACCTACGGCAGTGCTGAAGCGAGATTCGGTTATAGCGCCGCTACCGATGGCAGTAGATTGGTCGCCGCGAGCAATCGATGACTGACCGAGAGCGGTAGATTGACCGCCGATGGCGTTTGCGTGCAGACCGAGGGCTGCGGAACTGCTACCTTTCGTCATAGCGTGTGCACCTACTGCTGTCGAAGCAGAGCCTTCTGCCAATGTGCCTTTGCCAATAGCTGTCGTGGAGTAGCCTTTCGCCCAAGCTGCGCTGCCGTATGCCTGCGAAGTTACACCGCTCGCCTTAGCATGCGCACCTACTGCGGTTGATAGGTTTGCATACGCATGGGCGTGCATTCCCATTGCGGTGGAACCAGCGCCTTCAGCAGTCGCGTAGTTACCATTAACAATGGCGCTTTTAGCAGTAGCAGTAGCAGTAGCAGTAGCAG